GATTCGCACAACAAATCAACACCAACACAGATTATGTTACAACATTACTAGCATACTAGGCTTCATCAGTGCACTCATAATGTTCTTACTAACACTATGGTTTCTCAGCATTGTTGTAGCCAAGCCGGGACTCAAGTATGACCTTGAGCATCCTGTTTATTACAATCAACAAAAACACAAATACACATATACATACAATGGAATTATCTAACACACATACAGATGCAGAGCCTAAGCTCAAACAAGTTAACATTCAACTAGACGAGAACACATACAATCAGCTCCGTCTACTACAACGTCAAGACGGTATCACACCCGGCATCAGACTGCGTAATGTTATCAAACAAATGGTGCTTAACGGTCGCATCGAAACATACAGAGGCTAACACAGCTTACTAACACAAGGGTGTAGCTTGCCATTCCACGGTAGGTTACACCTTTTTTTATGGGCGTGGCCCTAACACAAGCACTGCAGGACTATCATCGGTGTTCCTTCGGGTCACGCCTTGGAACGGGAAATTCTTCCTCTTTTGTGAGGAAGGAATTACCCTTGTCTCATATCTATCTATCATATTATGCAATACAAAAATATAAAGTCCTGTCTCGTTACAGGCATTCGTCCTAAGTTCGCTGTTGAAGGCGAGCCTAGTGTTCCATCGCCCAAGAATGATTCGTGGGCTGTTGACCTAGCGTGGCAGGAAGGCAATACTGTGCACCGTGAAACTGCGTGGCATAATGCCGTAGCTAAGCCTCGTTATGAGCAGGGAAGCCTAGTGCAGTTAGGCGTATATGTCGGAAGTGATAAAAAAGAGCGTAGCGATATTTTATACTTCGGAGCGTAAGCTATCATCACAAGCCCTAAGTGCCTTCGTGTGCTTAGGGTTTTTTTATGGACTCAGACAAAAAACACCTGCAACAACAAGCAGACGCTTATTGTTTTGGTGCAAGTAACGCTCAATGGATTATAAATCCCTTTCGCAGTGCAGTAAAGCTATCATTCGTGCCATAAAGTGCCTAAAAAGTGCCATAAAAAAAGACCTATGGGGGAAACGACAGTAATCCTATACGTAAAAAGGGTCTCACATTTTTGCACTAAAATAGCTCCAATGTGAGACCCTACTGATTAACACATATTACACACGAAAAGTTAAAAAGTATCGCCATAGTAGGTGGCTCTAGGTGGTTTGTCAAGAGTCATCGTCGACTTCGTCCTCTTCTTCGTCCTCCCATACAATTTCTAGGTCATTTGAGGGATCAGCTAGTAGATGTTTATCAACTAACGTTGTTGCTGTCCTTAACATACCAAGAGCAGTTAAACTATTGTCATATTCGATACGCACTGAGTGTGGTTCATCGTTTACACATATAACATAGTGTTCAAAATGCTCTCCAAGTATTGCAGACGCTCTATCGAGAGGTGTCATTGGGTCTTCCATAGTTCACTTATAGTGTATAAAGAGGTGTGACCTTGGTGTCAACACTAATATGACGACTACTACTATTATATTATATAAAACTTAGAGTACTCTTAGTGTATCACTTAGTGATCACCCATATTAGTCCCTAATTTTTTGTTATTACTTACTGTGCCTTATTCTTACACTTGGCGTTATATTGACGTATACGACGTCGTAGTGGTCAAATGGGGTATAGGTATCAGATTACCACGTAAAGACGTTTCTAGACCCCTTTTTGTTACGATAATAGCTATCCTCGAACTTTTGTAGTTCTTCTCTGAGCACGTCCTCTTTTCTATCGCTTATACGCCTGTCAGCATCTTGTGCCATTTGTTGTGTCCAATAGTTGACAGCAATAGCTAGAGCATCTAGCCTGTCATCATGACTAATAGACCCCCTAGTGGAAGTGAGACGGCTCATTTGGTAAAACAGTTGATATCTGAGTTGAGACTCTTGGGGGTAACCTTGGGCAGATTCGAAGTCACTCTTGATCACCTTAGGATCTATAATAAGGCGATGAGCGTTCATCACGGGTTCAAGGGTGTCGATAATTCGTTTTTCCTTTTGGGTGTTGTGACGCACCTCACTAATAGTTATTGGATGGATCTTTGTCAGCACCGGCTTAAATATCTCAGAGAACATCCCATCGCCAAAGTTGGATTCTACGACGATCTCGTTAACATTGAACTTGTGGGCTTTTATCGCCAAAGCCTTTAGGACTTCTTCTGAGTAACCTCCTTGCATTCCTCCGGCATCGACGACGTAAAGGTAACCGTTGAGCATCTTTATTATAGCCCAAGCTGTTTCATCCTTACCTCGTCCCGATGGGTCAATCGACATAACACACCCTGTGTACGGAATGTGCTCTCCTACTAGCTTTAGAGGTTGGTGGTATCTATCTGTAGAGAAACCCACATTGGGCACGCTACCATCCCACGCTAAATCCTTACTGTGAGCCCACACGACTTTCTCGGGGGCTAACTCGGGGTCTATATCCATTACTACAAGGTCTGTTAGTTTCAACGGATAGCGATCTAAATCAGAACGCTTGGTGTTCAACATAAACTGCATAGCGAACCCCGAGCGACCATAGGAGATCTCACGTTCGTCGAGGTCGATGTCACTAAACCTAACAGGCTCAGTAGACCTCCCGTGTTTATCCAAGTCCACACAAAGGGCACTCACAGCCCCGTTATACTGTGTTTCATTGTCTGTTTGACTAATGTACCTTGCAGGCCATATCCTAGCGATATAGTCCCGTTGTTGTAATATGTTATATATGCTATCCTCTGTCTGAGGTGTTCCCAAGAAGATAATCTTAGAGTCATCTAGTGGTTTTAGAATAGCGTCAAATTCTTTTACTTGTTCACCTAGCTTCCATCTCATACCGTGAGTAGCCGAGTTACTTGGTACTTCGATGTCATCGGCAACGATAATATCAGCACGTGACCCTGTAAGTTGGCTAGTGACCCCTAGTGACTTAACAGAAGGGGCGTGAGATGCCGGGGCAGGCCCGACGTCGAACGATATCTTAGAAAATCGTTGTTGCTGAGATGGTATTAGGTGTTGTAATATGGGCATCTCGTGTATCAGACGCAATGTAAAGGTACTAAAGTCGTCTGAACGTGTTTTTGAGGCTGATACAACAAGTATATTCTTACTTGGATCAAGAAATAGTTGGTGTACGACGTACGAAGAACAAATCCAAGACTTACCAACACCACGAAACCCTTCGATAATAGATCTCTTAGGGCCATTCTGCATAAAATCAGCGATCTCATACTGAATGTCAGTTGGTTTCGGAAGGTTTAGGTGCTTCCACGTTGCAAAAAGGAAGTTCCTAAAGTCCCGGAGCTGTTCCGGTATTTTCATTTATGTGTTTCTTGAGCGATTAGCTTTTTTAGATGATATTCTAAGATTTTCACGCCTATTGTTATAGGGGTTTCTGTCCTTGTGGTCAATATCTTTTCCTGCGAGGGCACTTTTGCCCTTCTCACGGGTCATCATACGACGTGCTTTGTTTCTTTGAGCACGACGTTTCTTTTGTTTTTCAGTCCCGTGGTAATCTCTGTATTCTTTTTTGTAGTTACGATCCACTTATTCGGATGGGTTCTGAGTCGTCGTCAAATGGTAAAGAGCTTACTAACTCTTTCATAGGCGAGTCGTCGGTTACTGTTGCTTGAACTCCGTTGTCCTTTAAGAGTTGTCGTGCTACGCTAAGTTCAGAAGCTGTTGCTTCACCACTTTTAATCTTTTCGACGAGTACATCGATAAGGTTATCTTGTAGCAAATGGAGTTTTAATGATGGGTCAGCCATAATTATTTCTTTCTAGGACAATCCTTGGCGTCACATTGTAACTCTTTGTATATCTTGATTCCAAGATAACCTAGAGTGGCAAGTCCAACAAGGATCGCTACTAATGTATTTAAGTTGCCTAGTGTTATTGCACCGATAAAACCGGATACACCAATAGCAGATGGTAGATGTTGAGAGTTCATATTATATTATTTGGTTACGACGAGTTAATAATTCGTCTATTTCTTTAGCTAATTCGGGAAACTCTTTCAATAGTTCAGACTTAGCAAATTTACGGTAACGATTAATTACCTTTTGCATACGTTTAACTCTTGGAGGTTGTATTCCTAAATTTAACTCTTGGTCATTACCTGCTTCCATACTTCTATAGTCACGGGATTTGACCACGCGTTCAAGTTCTTGACGTAGTGTACGTCCGTCCATTTTTACAGAACCGGTTAGCTCTTGAAGTCTATCGTAAGCTGTTTGTTCCTTTTCATTTCTGTACTGACGTAAGTCAAAAGTATTCATAAGTTTTGATTTAGGTAAACTGAACCCTTTGTTCAATCTACCAATCTCTTGGTCTAACACGTTGTCAGAGGCTGTTCTTGTGTATGAAGGAAATACTAGACTACCACCCATTGGTAAGTTTTCTAATAATACCTTTTCACCTAAGACATTACGTTTAGGCATCAAAGAGTCAGTACCGGGGATACGTTTAAGAATACGATCCATTACAGTACGAGCATCTTTGATTTCTCTAAATTGATTTATGTTACCTAACTGTGGTACATATCCGGGAATAAAGCCTGCACCAATGTCACCTACAAGTTTAGTTGTACCGGTCATAGGATTCTCTAAGAGAGCCATAACGTTATCCACACCTTGTAAGAATGACTTATTCGCAACGTTATTCACAAATGATAAAGCGACAATACCCATACCATATTCAAAGTCTTGGTCGTCGATGTCTGAGTAATATTGAGCTTCAGCCATATCAACATACAAACCTAAGACTGTAGAAAACGGATCAAGTTTGTTATAACTATAATACTTGTCTCCTACTTTAATTGAGTATGGTTGCCAACCTGCTTGTTGTAATGCTCGTTTACGATCAGTATCTCTTGGCCCTGCTCCTGTAATAACACCCATAGTGGTCGCTTGGCTTGCGTACCAAATACCTGTACCAACAAGACCAACAGAGGTTGTTAGTTTACC